AGAAACTGGCAAATCCTTCCAGTATCTCAAGGTTTGTCTTGCTTGTTGTAAAGCCGTTGGCACTTACCCACTTAGCGTCTGGCGCAGTAAAGCGTAGACCAGCAATCCTGTCTGATTGCACAAATACATAGCCATTGCCGTCACAGGTCTTACACTTGTTGGGACGAGCATACTTGCTGCCGTCCTTGCGTGTGCGGTAAACTTTACCAGAACCTTTGCAATCCTCACACTGCTTTGGCTCTTTCTTATAAACAATCTCGCTGTTCTCTTTCATTACAGTCTTGTATAACTCCTTTGACATATATGGATCAAAGTTGTTTTGCCACATGGCTTTGTCAATAGGCTTGCGACTATAGATTACTTGAGACAATTGCTCTGGGCTATTGAGATTGACGTGACGATGCCCCATCAACTTATGAACCATAGTCTCCAACTCACCTGTCAGTGTCTGCTTCTCGTTCTCAAACTCGACACGTACATCTTCCAGCACACTCTCGTTTACCTTGAACCCACGCTGATAAATCTTAGCCAGTACGACAGCGACTTGATTAGACAGTACAACAGTGTCCATCAGACCTGCATACTCTTTGCTTAATAGCTTTTTATATTGCCTGTCAGACAACTCCTGTGTTGCGTGAAGATCAGACACAAGATATTCCGTTAGTTCATTGTACGGTATGTCTCTAGTGCTTATGCCCTGTTTGAAATATTCTTTCAGGGTATCCTGTTTCTGCCAACTTAATTCATAGCGTTGCGCACATGCCTCAAGCGACAGCGGTTCTTTCTGCCCACGTTGCATAACATACTCTGCTAGCATCGTATCAAACACAGGGCCATCATACTTAAAACCTGACTCCCACAGCCAAACAAGATCGTGAGGAGCATTGTGGCATATCAATATGGTAGCTTCATCCAGCATCATCTGCACACGCTCGTAGTAGTTGTCCTGATTGGGACGGTCAGAGTGATCAAACGGAAACGTCAAACACTGTCCTTGATCAGTCAACATACCAACCATTACAAGTGAATTGGTAGGCTCAAACGGATCAAGGTGCATCTTACCGTCCCTGTGTGTAACAGTGTTTTCGACATCAAGTGTCAGCTTCATTTAGTTTCTCCTTATGTTCTTTTAAATATTGTATCGCCCGTTGTAGCACTTCTTCACTGTCATCAAAGCCGCCCAATGATCTATTACATTTGTGGCATAACCATCCTCTAAATGTGTCAGTATCATGGCAATGATCAATTACCCATGCCCCATTTTTCATATTGCCTTTGCCAGCAACAGAGTCCTCACCCTGCAAACATATTGGGCATTTATGATCTTTACCCGGCATTCCATACTTTTGTCTTAGCGCATTACGAACCTTTCCTAGTTCTGTATTACACTTTCTACATTCAGGGCGCAAGTAGTTTGCACCGGAGTGCCAACTAAAAGCAGAGAAAGGTAAGTGCTTTTTACATTTGTTACATGTTTTTCCGTCGGCCTCGACCAGATCATAGTCTTCAAGGTCAAAAAGAAATTGCTGTATCATGCCGTGTACCTTCCAGTTCTATAATCCATTTCACAGTGAACAACCCCATGCCATCCACTTAGTTTGTTCTTAACCACGTTAAGATGCCTTTGTAAATCTTCTGGGGCATTTGGGTCATCATCCTGCTTTGCGGGGTTCTTTGCAAGCAATATCATAAGATCAGCCTCTGCTGCTTTGCCTGTGCGTGATCCTTCCATCATTGCTTGATTTAGAATTACTTTACCCTCTGCCTCTGCCGACAGTTGAGACATATAAAACACAGCACACTCATGCTGCTTTGCGATCATACGTGCATGTATTGCATTTGCCTTCAGTGCTTCATCGGGACGAGCAAAGCCACCTTGCCGCGCAAACTTATCCCCCATATCAAGCAGGATGACATCTGGCTTATACGTTTTACAAACTGATTCAACCCATGACATGTCACGCCCTGTAGCATCTTTAATTCTAATGCGTTCCTTTACTGGCTTATAAAGATCACGTGCCTTGCTAGGATTGTTCTTTATCTCCCGCATAGTCATGCCCGTAGCAGCAGTCAGGTAACGTGCGCCAACACGGTGACTACCTTCCTCGTTACATAAGATAATGCAGTTAGCGCCTTGAGACGCCATACCACCGGGACTAGCAATCAAACTAGCGTGGAATGACGTTTTACCCGTGTTTGGTCTTGCGCCGACCTCAATCAAATGTCCGGCATTCACACCCTCTACTTTACCGGCAAGCACTGGAATGTTGAAAGTCCAACGTGCTTCCAAATCATTTTTAGTTAGAAGTGTGTCAATATCTATATCGTCCCACTCCACATTCATGTCAGGAAGGAAGTCGTCATTGTACTGCTCTAGTAAACGCCTTAAAGACTCCAGACTGCCTTGATCACCATTAACATACTCAAACCCTAGTTCAGCTATGTCGGTGCCTACAACCTGCTGGAACAGCTTTGACAGCACTTCCTGTGCCACATCACTGCCCATCGGGCTTTCCTTCTTGATGTTGTTAAACACAGCAGAGTAAGCCAGCTTGTTTGATGGCGTCAGCGTAGGATTACTCGACAGAAACAATGCCTCAACTTCTTCTGGTGTTACAGAGCGACCATAGCGATCCATAGCCATGTCAATGGTGCTTTTTATCTTCCGGTTCTCTGGATTAAAAAGACGGTCAGGACATTTGGCCCCACGATGTGCATCGTAGAACTCCTTGTCCATCAAACTTCTGATGATTGATAATTCCATTTAGTATTCTCCTTTGTCTTTAAACAGATGCATCTTCTGTACATCCACGGGGTTACGGTATTTTATGTCGTAGTTCAAGCGCAGCACTTTTACATTTCGTACATGCCCACGCAACTCGTTGGCGTATTGCAGTGTCTTTGGCAAAGCGTCGGGGTCAAGTGCCATAACGGCTGTCGAGAACTGCGAGAGATACCCTTTATGCGATTCAGAGAGGGAAGTCCCAAGAATCGCAACCCCGACAAAGGAATCGTACTCACCAACAACGACTGCACTCACGCAGTCCTCAACAACCACAGCGACATTACCATGTCCATGAACAAATGGCAAGCCACTATTTCCATATCTCTTCCACTTGGGCAACTTGCGACCTAAAGCACGACCAGTGGCATCAACAGGTGTATTACCGTGATAACACACGAACACAGCCCTATGTTCTTTGACATCATACATGAGATTGTCTGGATCAATGCCCCACTGATTTGCAAAGGCAATGACATCTCTACGATTGTCATGCGGAACGATATACTCAGGAAGTACAAAGTCATTCTCTACAGCACGTACCGTCTTCATCCTACGGATATCATCCACGGATAAACGAGTACGAGCAGAACCACTAACACTACAAGAGGCTTTGTAACAGTTCCACAACAAAGACCCCATGTTATTTGTGGCGGTGAACGTCTTGTATGACTTACAGACAGGACAATTAAGCCTACGAGATTCACCACTGGCAATTCCTAAGTCCTCTACAAATGTACGTACATCCATTACATATCTCCATTATATATGTTTATATATTGGTTCATTCGGCAATCACGATGTTTAGATATCATAGTTTTTACGAGCCGTCAATGCCAAATCTGCACTGGTGAAAGTGTTTTTCATGTATGGCTTTACACTCTGTGGGTTAGCATGTCCTGTAACCGACATTATTTGTGCCATACCAACACCAGCATCAACCATTTCTGTTGTACCAGTTCGCCGCAGGTCAGATAGTCGCAGTTCTTCGGGTAGACCAGCTTCACGCATGATCCTACGTGCCACTTTGGGCAAGCGATGTAGTGTGTAGGGCTTGTATACACCCCGAATAGGCAGAGTCATTGGTGCAACGTAAGGTTGAAAGCCGAAGTCTTCCTGCTGCTGTGCCAACATTTCTAACAAGTCGTCGGATACAGGCAAGAACACCTCTGCCCTACGCTTTGACTGCTCAATATGTACACGAGCCTTATCAAATTGTATACAATCCCATTGCAGCAACCTCATGTCACCAAGACGCTGACACCACTCGTATGCCATCTGGGCAATAAGACCCACGTTACGGGTGCTGTAATCGCCGTATGCCGTCTCTAGGAACTGTTGTACCTGCTCCCTACCCCAGACAGTTCTACGAGGCTTCACAGAGCGTTTTTTGACCGCGAGGAATGGGTTCACCAACACCAACTCCATGTTTAGTCCGTGATTAAACAAGATGCGTGAAGCCGACAGCACATGATTGGCAAACTGAACACCTCTTTCACACCACTGGTTGTAAGCCAGCTTGACTAGACGGGATGAC